GGAGGTGGAGGTGGAGGTGGAGGTGGAGGTGGTGGTGGAGGTGGGGGCGGTTCTTTCAGAGTAAACGACCAATTTTGAAAACCGTACCCCCTACCAAGAGCCAACGATATCCACCCACCCCCAGCCGGACCAGTCGGGCCACAATCTCTAGGGAAACCAATATTAAAATCGTCAAAGTTACAATACGTCCACGGGTTTCGGTTGTTTTTTGCATCATCATAACTACTAAACAACTGGAAGTCCATGTTCATATCATTCTTCACTTTCATTGTTCGACTGAACCAGTTGCGTGTGAAAAGCTCCCACATGTCGACATCATTTACAGGAGTCAGTCGCTTGTAAATTATTAACTTGTGAGTTTCTAGGTCTGAAGTAGGGTTTTTAAACTCAATGTAAAAAGGTATTCTTTGTTTTCTAAGAATAGAATTGAAAGAGTCAGCTCCCTCATGTTTTCCATTTGCATCTTTATTCGATAACAATATGTCTGGCATTACCATTAGAAAGACAAAAAAAAAATCAGTTTAACACGAATTATTTCCCACGATAATATGATTAAGGGTTGATGTATTCAACGTGGTTATGGAATATGGTGTTGAAATGCTCCAAGGGGTTATATGGATTCAAAGCTATCTTTGTCAGTCTCATGATTCTCCAAAGAGTCTTCATATTCGATGTAGTATTTTACTTTTTGGGAGGATTTTATGGACAAAATAGACAGGCTTGTTGATATTTTTATTAATTGCATCAATGTGCAGCTCAAGAGGCCCATTATAAACGAAAGCACCTTTCATCTTCCCGTTTACAATTGTTGAGTACCTCCCTGTGGATATAAGATTATTGTCATTTTTATTAAACTTACCTACTAACCTAGCAAGTGGTTTCACATTCCAATTACCTAATCCGTTCCAATCCCAAAACTCATCGCTATGCCAATATGTTGGGCCATCAAATTTGATGACATCTCCAATCTTCTTTCCCCACTCCATTGGCCCTTCCCCTGAGACTATGTGATGCAACTCTATATAATTTGAATCAATGATGGGTAATTTTGTTTTGCTGACTCTTCTGCTCGCTGGAAAAAATTTGGGTTTTGCACTCGAACCCCCCATGTTTTTTTTTTTCATTGAGGATATGTTACTTGGATGTGCAATCTGTTTTTTTAACTGTTTTCCCATCCAAGCAGGTAAGTTTTTAGAATTACCCATAAAAAAATTAATTTGAGTATTTGTATCGTATGGAACAAAATTAAATGGCAAATTCGTTTTTTTGAAGAACGTATCGGGTAGTTCTTTGACTAAGTGTGGAAAACGATCAAGCAATTTATTTAATATTTCTGAAAGGTACGCACGCTTGTGATACACATTGCGTATCAACGGATCTTCTCGATTTCTAGTAGAAACCATTTGACGTGGGTGGCTACTCAATGCATTTTGTTTTCCTAATTCTTTTTCTTGTAAAGATGAATACATTCTGAATACCTTTTTAAAAAGTTGTTGTGCGTCGTCTTCTTTGATATGATTGACAAAAAATAATTCTGCTTCGGTGAGCAGTAGGTTTTCCGCCATTTTATTAAAGTTGTTTTTTTTCATCCAATCATAATTGATAAATGATATAACATTGCCTGCATTAACTGATTTCTTAGATTTATTAGCTGCACCCATAAAACGAATTTTTTCACCATTGAAATCTTCTGCAAGAACGCCACGGTAACTGGGCAGATCTGGAAGTGAGGTTGTAATCTCTACATTATGGAGTTTTTTCAGGTTTTTGTTTGAAAAATTGAGATTCTTAATGGGTACTAAATATTCAAGATTATTTAGGGATCGACGAGGGAAGAAAAGGGTCATGGAGTTATGGACTTTGACACGATTAGCGTTTGGAAGCACATTAGTTACGAGTCTGCCGACGGTGAATCTTTTACTGTTGGCTGGCCCGGCGATGGGGAATGGAGCATTGTGCGAAGCGTGGTTATGAATCTTAACAAGGTTGCCCTCTCTTGTCCCCGTCGCTCGTTGTGATAAAGGCTTTTTACTAGTGGATGCTCTTGGTATTTTTCTTCCGCCGACTTCTGTAAATATATGGCGCTTCATTGTTGTTACTAAATTATATTTTAATCTTCAATCCATATTTCCCACGATAAGTGCTGTCCTTCGGTCTGTCAGGGCGCAAGGGGGATCCACGGAGTGATGTTCCCTATCTGGCGACCCTGGCTGGATAACTGAATTTGCGCGAAAGATGCCTTCATTGTATCGTAATCGGCCTGCGTTTGGACTTCATGTGCCGGTGATGCCCATATAGGAACAAAGTAAGAAACATGTGACCCAACAAACTTGTAAATTCCTAAAGACCCAATGTAAGTTACGAATCTTTTGGAATCGCTCGATACTCCCACTGCATTCAAAGACATGAAGTCACAATTTGAAAATTTATCGGTGATAACCTTAGCGAGCGTGCGTTTACTGTAGTGTATAAGAGGTTTGATTTCAATTCCTTCAATGTGTATGGATTCGCCTTGTTCGAGGGCAATACTTTTGTCCTTTGGAATGTGTGTCATTCCCTTGAAGTCGTTTGCACGCGTGAGAAGAAACGTTTGATCACAAACTCCAATGTTGTACAACCCATAAATGTGAGCAAAAATCCATCCCGACACGCTCGGGATTTTGTTTATTCTCTCCACGAAGTTATCTGAAATCTGACAAGTGTCATGTATATAAATGTATGTCGAGCTTCTGAAGCTATTTTCTCTGAAATGTCCAACACGAAAAGCTTGTTCAAAACCAAAAAATGCATTGTTGTCCGATAAATTCTCTTTGATTGAAATCACCCATTTTTTATCGGACAACTTCAAGCAAGCAAATTCTAATGCACCACCATAAACAATGATAGTAAGGAAACCTTTGTCTTCTATGTCTTGAGATAGGATTTGCGCATTATTCACATATTTGGAAGAGTTGAACGAATTTATTAAGAATATTTTGTTTTCCATTTGATTTTTGGTAAAAACTATCTTTAAGCTAGCAAAAGTAAAATTCACCCCGATCCCAAGGAATTTTTTTTTATATCTTGACTAGCCTCTATCACGTAACGATGCTTTGGGTTTTCAAGGTTTTCATTTGTTCGTTGCAAATAAAATATAATTATAGATTAAATGCCGAGATTGGCTAATTACAAGGGTGGTCTTAAATCGCTTTCAAATTACAATAATGTAGAAAACTTTTCAAAGGACCAATTTGGGTATCTGGGAGAACCATTGATAGTGAGTGATAGCATACTTGATGCAATAATTGTCCACCATATGAATACTAATAATGTAAACTACACAAAAAGTGCACCTAAAATACCTGATGGAGCACCCATGGCAGATTTTATTTATGAAGACATAATGTTAAGATCTGAAGAGGTAGTTCAGCGTTATTTATGTGGAGAAGATGAGATACTATTAACTAGGAGTCAAATGAGCAGAATGATACTGAAACATTTAAAAAAATATCATAGTTTGTTGAAATCGACATCCAAAGAAGCCAAACTGGCTCTCAATAAAGAAAGAAAACGAAGGATGCTCTTTACAAACGCTCGTAGTAACCTAGCACTGTCAAACGTCAGCGACATGATAGGACTCAAAAAAGAAATTGAAACCAAGAAACGTGAGCTATTGAAAATGAAAATAAAAGGTCAAAACAATCGAAAGTTAAGAATAATTTTAGAACAACTACAAAGAAGAAAGAATGAAGTTCAAAAAGAACTAAGTAAAGTAGCACCAGAGAAGAAATCTAGAGCAGCAAATCTACTTGATGAATTGAAGAATGACATAGGACAAGTCAATTACTCAAAACTTGTAACAAAAACTTATAATAACCTGCAATCAACTACGAAGGTCCTCGTATCACCCACATATGTTGTAAAGGGGGATAAAACTAACAACAAAACCGTATTCAATTTTGCTAAAGTAAAGAACTATTCTTGTGCATCTTACCCCGAGATTACGGACAAAAATACTGCGCACCTTGTTTTTGCGTCGCACCCACTCAATCCAAATCTCTCTAACTCGCCTATTACCACCACCAATTCAACATTTTCTTCAGTTAGTCCTCAGCAGAAGATTTTTTTCTTATTGCAGTGTGAAGATACAAGAATAAACTCAACCAGTGCTTCAGATTTCGACGATTGGAAATCTGATCCACGCGCCTCACGAATTGTACCCTTTCAGGGCGTGATGGAGTCCTTCAACAGAAAACAGATTCCGTTTCGAACAGTGTTTGGAGACAGGCTAGTGAAACGCAGGTTAGTTTTGCATTCTTTCATAGACCGTTTGAATGCGGCATTGTACATAAATTACACGAGAAACAATACAAGATCGGAGTTTCACCCTCTTTACAAAAGATTTTCTGGACTTTTCCTGGAAAACATGAACAGCAATGTGAACACAAATGCTAGAGTAGACAATGGTGATTTGATGAATTCAAACCAAGAAAAAAAAATAAAAAAAAAATATGGTATCTCCTTACTGACCACTGGACCTAAATTCGCAGAAATACCAAGTGGTAGTAACTTATCATCATCACAGCTTCGGGCCATGAAGAAAGATCTAGGGGTTGACACAAAAGGATTTACTCTCCAAGATACCAACAAATATGCGCCTATAACACGATTTGCGGGTATAGATAAAAAAGGATATAAGGCTAATAAAAATTACAACTTTTACGTACCAGGAACGGATGGGTTTCGTAAGAACAGTGACCTTCAGAGAGCTTCATCTAGATTGTTCTCCCTTGTAAAGAGGGGTAGTAATAAGGGTAATGTTGCGGATACGAACACTTCTACGAACGACTTGTTGTGGAATGAAAAGTTGAGGTCCTTTGGAACAAGCGGCCCACAAGACTATTGGATTCAATTGTTAAGAGAAATGTACGACTCTCGACGAACAGAAAACGTTCGCAGTAAGTTGAGAATTATGAATAGTGGGAAGAAGAGGGATGTGGCACTGAAACCCGAAGAAGTTTTGACACAATTCAAAGATCTTAACCTTGGAGACAATTTAGGTGTGACGTGTTATGGCTACGCATGCAATCCACGTGATCCATCTGCCCCGTGGAGTACAAGCTATCATCGCCTTGGTCGCTCCTGGTTTTGTGCTGATGTTAACAAAGACCAATTTCAACTACCGTTTGGATGTTACAGTGATAGATGTGCCCCACCACTTGTACCAGTATCGCATCCTAACTACCATTCTAGTAACGGCGGTACAGATCCATCACGAATCAAAGGCGATTTGGAACTCATTTCTGTCAATAATATATGCACAACAGTTTTACAATCTGTTTCAAAGTATGGCACTCAAGGGAGATTCGGTCACATTAAAACTTCATACAAGGGTCAGCGCATTGGAAAAATGTCCCCACCAGAAGCTTTGAGTGTGTTTACAACAGTTAGAATAGCAAACGATAACAATGATATGCCATCAACAGTTCCATACAAAATTACTATGGGCTTGACCGATCAATTAATAGAAATGAATGCCAATCAGGCACAAAACAAACCGACATCTGTTAATGATTCAAATTATCGAATGGTAGTTGTTACCGGCCCAGAGTTAGAAATAAGTGTTTTGAAAGCCAGAAATGCAGCAAGTATTACAGGTGTTTCTGAAAATGCATTCAATGGAACATATTCCCCAAAAATTGAACTTAACCCGACAAACGTTTACAATGATTTTAACAACTTGTCCAACAATATTTCTACCAGTAAAAACTCTGAAATTATTTACAATACAAATAAGTTGAAAAACAATGGCAGTAACAGGACAAAAGAGTTGAAAAAACATTTACAGGGTGTTTCCAACGAGTGGAACGCTCTAGCGTTGGGGGCTAAGAAGGTAACAGGGTTTGACATAAATCCTTCAAAATTAAAAAATATGGGAGCTGGTTTAAAACGCAGTTCAAAAGATGTAAAAAGAGACGCAGAGACATTGGATGAGAATTTTATGATTATTGATGGTGATATTTTTACTGGTTGTAATAAAGATGTTAACTATTTGCAGTACGGAGGAAGCGAAAGGGCGCTTGGGATTACCAAGAAGTTTGTGACTCCACCATCTCCATCTGGAACTACTTCATTCCCCGTTCCAGTCATTCCGCTGATCCTACCCTTAAACCCAGAGCATGGTTCCTACCAGCAGATACGAAGAAGATCTAGCATCATGTTCAATTCTCTATTAGATGACGCGACCTCGGGTGTTGCCGGTTTGGTATCAAGACAAATGGAAAATGTGTGCGTCCCTATATTCAAGAGCGGATCGCTTCTGAAAGGAACTCATTTCAATGATTTGATGGAGAGATTTTTGTCTGCTGTGAGTACCATTGAGGCAAAGGGTGAAAGTTTAGAAATGAGATTGAAATCTCCTAAACTGTATAATATTATGAAATGTATTCAATTTTATCTCTATGTGCACGTGGGTCTGAGTACACAAGAAGCACTCACTGAAATAGCTAAATACCAGGCAAGAAGAAATTCCAAGGCAATTCAAGACGATATGTTTGCGTTAGCAACAAAGCTACGTCTTCTAGGAAATACTGGGCCTATGGAGAAAAAAATGTTCCAAAAGATTGTCAGACAGTACTTACTGACCTCCGGAAACAATAACTACAAGCAACCAGAGGAGGTTAAAACTGAAATAGAAGAGTTGAGCAACAAACTTACGTCTTTTAAAGTTTTTGGACGACGATTTGCTAGACAAAGCTTTCTTCCTAGTTTCCTCGGTGGTGTACAGAAAGCGAATAAGAAAATGGGTGTCCCTAGCTCAGGATTAAATAGAAACTTGAAGGGAACTGGCACATCATTTGAAAATATCACAGGTTCCTTAAGAAAACCAGTGAGCACAATAAAAAGGCTCACGAAATCCTCAAATGGAAAAGAAAAAATGATGATAGGATCGGGAGGTGACGATCGGATCATAAACAAAACTAATATAAGGATGTCACAAGTGAACAAGGTAAAGAAAAACGCTCGCAAACAGGGTGAGCGTGCGGCTGGCCTTGTTGGAAACGCAATGACACAACGGAGACCAACTGTCATTAATCGTATATCTGCCAGGGGCAGCTTTGCACCAGGCTTTGCATCTCAAATGTCATAATGAAGATCGCTTGCCTTGACCTTCTATTTACCCATTCGTGTTGTTCACAGTCCTAACCTCGCTCTTTCCACGCGTTCCATATCGGTCTTTATCCTATGGCATGCAGGACAAAGTGCCTGTACATTATCATCATCATCTTTACCACCTTTCCACAGTGGTATAATGTGGTCCACATCGTATGCCTCTAATTTGCCAGCCAATTTACAAGCGTCGCTTCCACACTTCCAATTCTGCCTTTCAGCGATTTTACGTCGTTCCGGCTCTGTTCTGTTAATACGTGTTGTTTTTTTGCGCTTGCGGAGCTGTTTCACTTCATCTTTGAGTTCTACAAACCTTTCCGCAAGTAATTTTTCAAACATCCTGAGATCCTCACGTAGCTCATTGAGTAGCTCGTCTTTCGCCGCTAGTTGATCTTGTAATAACTTGATCTCTTCTGCTTGCTGTGCTATCTGACGATCCTTTACTTCCAACAACTCCTTAATCTGCACGTCCTTTGCTGCTAGTTGTTTCATTTGTTCTATCAATTCATCCTTATCACACTTCACCAACTTACAACTTCTCTTATGTGTAGACCAGTTACTTCGATTCAAACTAGTATAGCCACATTCACACGTGCGTGCCTCTTTGTACAAATATGACATTTACTATTGTCAGGACATATTTCTTGTCTTTAATAGGATGCATGTATCTGACTCCGAACCTCACATATTCGTCACCACACTATGGATCTTGTCCAGCTGCTCCTTGTAACGCCTTCCACCGTCTTCCCCATCCACGCTCGCCTTGACCTTCTCTTGATGGTCCAGGAACCGCGACCCCACCCTAGTATCTTCATCCGCCTCACACTCTAAATAACCAGAGTTGTCATCATACAGTTGCTCCAACACATCTCCTTTCGACTTGTTCTCCCACTCCTTCTCCTCCCCCTCGCCCGCTACCACCACCTGGTAGATCGCCCGCTTCTGGTTCGGGATGCGCAAGTTATGGTTCACACCTCCCGGAGCCCTCCGGTGCTTCAGCTTGATGAACTGTGGCACTGCATTGGCAGGGTCGGCCAGTAACGCTTGGATCTCTGCGGGGCTGATATGCTCAATGGAGTCGTTTCCAAACGCGTTAATGTGCTGCTCCACCACGTAACGGTTGTTGGTGGTGGTGTTCACGGTCCTTGGCTTCTTCGCCACCTGGATCAACTCCTTGATCTGCTCGTCCTTTGCTGCTAGTTGTTCTCTTGCATCACGCCTCGTATCTTCTAATTGTTTTTCCAATGTAGCTATACGAACATCCTTCTCGCTAGGGACGAGTGAACAACTTTTGTTGTGACGACACCAATTCCCTGGATTAAAGGTTGAGTATCCACAAACACATACACGTGCTTCTTTATACGAAGTAGTGGGCATATTTACTATGAGTATCATATATTTCTTGTCTTTAAATGAGTTTGTCGAAACCTTTTCCAAACCCACGACAAACCCTCACAACCTCCTACCAGGGTCTCACTCGTATTTCTCCTACCAAAATACACTATAATATAACATTTTATAAGA